TGTTTGTAGAATCTACAAGTTTCAGTGCTGATGCTTCTGCTTTGGTTCAGCAAGGTGACCTTGTTCAGTTCTCTGATGCAGATAACAATCTTGTTCGTGCAACTGTACAATATGCTACACAAGCAGCAGGTGTTGCCAAGACCAGAATTTATCTAGATCAGGCACTTCCTGGCAATGTAACAAACACCAGTATCGTCCGTCTCAGACCAAGACCAGAAAATACTAGCGGTGGTACACTGTTGTTCCCAACAGGTAGCAAGCAAGTAGAAAAGATTTCTGCTGGTGGTGACGATACCAAGATCAAATATTACTTCCGTAGAGATTTTGTAACTACAGCATCTACCTCTGGTGGTACGATTACGTTTGCTGCACAGTTGCCATTTGGTACACAGAGATTTGCAAGGTTCACTGAAGAAAATTATATCGTTACTGTACTTGATCCAGGTGATGCACCTGACATTGCTGCAGGTGACATTGTTTATATTCCAGAAGACGCTGTAGATATTTCATCTGCTACTGACACTGCTAGTGGTCTTACTTCTGGATCTATTAGTCTACAACTAACATCAGATTACTTTGGAACTATTCCTTCTAATGGTTCGTTCCCTAAACTTAAGTTGACTGCAACTCTAGAAGTATCTAACGCAAAACCAAGACTTAAGACTGCTGTAAGAAATAAGAGAATTGTTATCACAGCATCTGGTGACCGTGTTATTCCTTTGAGAGGTAATGACTATGATAGTGAAGTTATCGAAACACTATCTTACTCTGATGTATTCAAACTAAGGTATGTCTATGAGGGCACACCATCTCAACCACCTGAAGTTGACACTGCTGGTAACCTAGTGTCTGGTACAGACGTTACTACACGCTACACATTCGATGACGGTCAAAGAGATACTGTATATGATGTTTCTAGAGTTGTTCTCAAACCAGGATTTGAAGCATCTATCGGTCAACTTGTAATTGCATTTGATTACTTTGAGCAATCTCAAGGTGATTTTGTAACCATTGATAGTTACTTGCATGAAGCAGGTGTCCCTGAAGATGAAATTCCTTCTTTCAACTCTCCTGTACTAGGCAACGTAGAACTCAAGAACGTAATTGATTTCCGTCCTAAGGTAGATAGCACTGCTATTATTCCAGGTTACCTTGATAAGTCTCTACTAGAAACAACTGAAGGATCTTTCGCAGGTGCTGGTGCTGTTGTTTCTAGCACACCTGCTCCTGATACCTCATTAGAATATACATTCTCATTCAGTCAGGTTCAGTATCTAGATCGTATTGATGGTATCTTCCTCAATAAGAAAGGTGAATTCATTGTCAAAGAGGGTAACTCTTCTTTGAACCCAACAAAGCCAGACCCAATTGAAGATGCTGTTGCTCTTTTCTATGCATATATTCCTGCATATACTAAGACAAGCAAAGATGTAAGAATTACCCCTGTTGACAATAGACGCTACACCATGCGTGATATTGGTAAACTGGAGAAACGCATTGAACGTCTTGAATATTATACCACACTCAGCATTCTGGAGCAACAAGCTCTGAATATGCAAGTCAAGGACAGTGTAGGTCTAGACAGATTTAAGTCTGGTTTCTTTGTTGATAACTTTGAAGCACATTCAGTTGGTAACTTGACTTCTCTTGACTATATTTGTGCAGTTGATCCTCAGCAGTCTGTACTACGTCCACAGTCTAAAGAAGATAGCATTAAACTAGTTGAAGTTAATACTAGAGAAGATCAAAGAGCAGTATCTGGTTATAAGAAAACCAATGATATCGTATCTCTACCATATTCTTCTTTAGATTTACTTGGTAACTCCTCAGCATCTAAAGAAATCAATCCAAACCCATTTGTTGTCCTTCAATATGTTGGTGATGGTGAACTATCTCCATCAATCGATCAATGGTATGATCAAACTGAAGAACCACTAGTTGTAGATACCAATACAAGTTTGTTCAATATCTTCTTGGCAAAAGAGGATACACAAGAGGCATTCTCTAGTATTCACAACTCTTTCGTTGTTAACTGGGTTGGTACATCACCATCATTTAGTTCAATCAATTCCCTTGGTGAGAATAATTCTCAACAAGCATCTACTACCGTAGCGACTGCTTCTGTTGCAAGTTCTTCTAACATCAGTCCACAGAATAATGACATCGGTAAGGGTGTACAATCTAAGACTGTAAGAGGTAACATCGTATCTAACGCACTATCATTCTTTGCAAGAAGCATTCCTGTTAGATATGTTATCAGAAGAATGAAACCTAACACGAAGATGTATGTCTTCCTTGAGGGTAGAAACATTGATCGTTGGGTCAACCCTGATTTAAGATTTACAGGTATCGCTGGTAACTCTCTATCTGCATTTAATGGTGGCATTACTACCGATGAATATGGTAATGCATCTGGTCTAATTATTGTACCAGCAGGCAACCCACCTCTAGAAAATGCAACTTGGACAGGAGATGTAGATACAGTTGCTTACGATACAGATGCTGAAGAGGTATCTATTACATCTGGTTCCTTGACATTCAGATTTACATCTAGTTCTACTAATGCTCCTAAGGCAGATGTAGATAGTTACACTGAAGTCAAGTATTATGCTACAGGTATTCTACCAGAAAATCCTGCTAGCATTGTATCAACAAAACCATCTACATTCAAATCTAATGAAGGTGTTCAGTTGATTGAAAGCAACACTGACAATCCTGTAAGACCTAACCCACTAGCACAAACATTCAAGGTAGAAAATCTAGAGGGTGGATGCTTTATCACTGGCGTTGATCTCTTCTTCAGTAAGAAGAGCAGCAATATTCCAGTTAAGACATATATTACAAATGTAGATGCAGAAAAACCAGGAAAGAATGTTGTTCCTGGATCTGAAAAAGTTCTATCTCCAAATACATTCCTTAAGTGTTATACCAACGGTGACGTTGCTGTATACAAAGATGAAAGTGTAGTTGGTGCTTCTTCTGCTGCATCTGGTCCTATCCTAGCAGTATTTGATAAGAACAATGTAGAACTAGTTGCTACTGCATCTGGTAAATATAGTCTGACAAACGAACAGGTATACACTATTGTTCTTAGTAACCATAACGGTAAATCATTTATCCCTAACGAAGACTTGGTAATTCCTTCTGTCACTCTAGCAAATGCTACAGGAGGAACAGATCTAAAACTTACTATTGCAAAAGATAGTGGTAAACTATCTGATATCAGAGTTACTAATCCTGGTCAAAATTATGACAGTGCTATTCTAACATTAGAAAGTCCACAACTTCCTGGTGGTTCTACTGCAACGGCAACAGTAAATGTTTCTGGTGGTAAGGTTTATAACACTGAAGTATCTCTATCTGGTTTTGGATATACAGAAGCACCTTCTGTTGTTGTCAAAGGTATTGGTAATGGTGCAGGTGGATGTGAAATCCAAACCTTTATCGAGATCGACACACCAGCAGTAAGAATGGGCGTTGCGGTAGATGTAGATGGAGTAACTGCTTCTACAACACCAACACCATTTGAGTTTGACTATCCTGTATATCTACAGAATGATACTGAGTATGCTCTAGTTGTAGAGACAGATTCTACTGACTACAAACTCTGGGCGTCTAGACTGGGTGAGACTGATATTGCTACCAGCACTGTTATCACCACACAACCTGCACTCGGTTCTGTATTCAAGTCTCAAAATACTGAGAGTTGGACAGAGGATATCTTTGAAGATCTTAAATTCACTATGCGTCGTGCTGAATTTGATATTACAAGACCAGCAGAACTTCTTGTTAAGAACGCTTCTCTTGGATATCAGAAAGTTCAGAACAATCCATTTGAAACTGGTGCAAGTGCAAACACTCAAGCAACTTCTAAACTATTCAAGAATAACAATAAGATTATCAAGGTCAACCACAGAGACCATGGTTTTGAAGATAGTGGAAAATCTTATGTCTTCTATAGAACTGCACAAGAGACTGGTGGTATTACAGCAGACATCCTAAACACAAATCTATTCAAGATTTCAAATAGTGGTGTTGATACTTATAATATTACATCTACAGCAAACGCTTCTAGCAATGCATTTGGTGGTGGAACAACTGTCTATGCTTCTTACAATAGAAAGTTTGAAACTCTGTATCCACAAGTAAATTATTTGTCGTTCACTGGTACAAAACTAGAAAACTATGTCAAGACAACTAACGTAGTTCCTGTAGATAGTTCAACCACTAACTACGCATCATATTCTCAGTCTGAATATGAAAGAACTTTCTTGAACGAACCTACTTACTTTAGTAACCAGAAGATGATTGCTTCTGATATTAACGAAACTCTTAATAGTGTAAATCGTTCGTTGACATATAAGATGGTTCTTTCTTCTACAGTTTCACACTTGTCTCCTGTTATTGATCTTTCCAGTGCTACTGTTAAGACTTCTACTAGCAGAATTGAAAATGCATCTGGTCAAGAAGATAGATTTGGTAGAAGAGATCAGAAGATTAAGTTCTTCCCTGTCTATCAATTTAATCTTGCTGGAAATGGTGGAACACAACTACAAGCAAATCAAACTATTAAAGGTGCAACTACTAAAGCATCTGGAACGATTGCTCGTGTAAATGGTAGTGTTGTATACGTTAGAGTTAAGACATCTCAGTTCTTCCAAAAGGGAGAGACAGTTTCTCTAGGAAATCAAGCGTCTCTAACAGCAGTCACTGTAGATTCTAACCCAGTTGAACTATTCTTTGATATTGCAGATGGTGCTACAATCACCTCTCGTAATCCTGCTGTTATCCTAGAAACTTATGATAACAAAATTACTGGTAAGTCTGTTATCTGGAATAACAAAACTCAAGAATTGACTGTAAGAGTTGATAGTCAACCAATTGATGATGATTTCACAGGACGAATTGTTGATAGTGCTAATTTTGTAAGAAGTGCTGTCACAGCAGAACAAACTGCTGACATCTTCCGTGTTGGTGATTTTGTTAAATATCCAACTCAAGATGATCTCGAATCTTCTTATCTAGAAATTGGTTCTATTACATATACTGACGGTATTGACTTTGTTGCAGAAGATACCTCTAAGAATAGTTCTTCTATCGCTAAGTACGTTACTAAAGAAGTTGGTATTGCCTCTCCTGGCACATCAATTGATGTTAGACTAACAGCAAATGTTAAAGATATCTCTAACTTAAGAGTTCTTTACAGATTTAAGGGAGCATCCAGTCAAGAAAACTTTGAGGATATTGATTGGGTATACTTTAATGAAGATGGATCTCCTGATGGTTTAGAGATTGCTACTAGTGAAAACACTATTTCTGGAGTTACTGAAAAGCAATCTTCTTATCAAGAACTTAAGTACAGTGTAGCAGATCTACCTGAATTTGCATCATTTGCAGTCAAAATTGTAATGAAGACAGTGGATCCTGCATACGTTCCTAAAGTACAAGATATTCGCGCTGTAGCATCCTTCTAATTTCCGCGTATGGGTTATATTAAAGTTGAAGGGCATGATGGTCTCGTCAGAGATGAGACCACAGGTGCCATCATTAATCTTGACGATTCTGCTATAGCTGCTAGGCGTAAATCCAAGCAGCTAAGTTCCGCGTTAGATGACATAAATATGTTGAAGAATGAAATCTCTGAGATCAAATCCCTACTACGAGAGTTAGTAAAAAATGCCAGCAATTAATGTAGCAAGAACCGATACCTTTGAAACTCAAAGGCAGAAAATTAATCAGATCGGTACTCAAATATTTAACGTCACATCAGGTGGTAGTGACCTCGCAGCAGGTAATATCAAGTTAGGAGATGGCACTCAGGGGGCACCATCTCTAGCATTTGATACTGACAATACGCTCGGTTTCTACAAACCACGTGCATCTACTATTGGATATGTCGCGTCTAGTAAAAAACTACTCGACATTACCAGTGAGAATTTACTTTTCTATAAGAACTTTGCTGTAAGACAAGAGAAAGTTGCTGCTAATGGCATTACGTTCTTAAATTTTGGATCAAATTATGACGCTGGATCTTACACTGGTGTTCTCCTAACAGGAGGATCTGGATCTGCTGCTGTTGGTGATTTTATTGTTACAGAATTTGACGGTACACTATCCGCTGGTGCTGGATATTCCGCTGGCGTATTCACTGGTATTGTTACTAGAACTATTAGTGGAACTGGATCAGGTGCTACTGTAGACTTTGAAGTGCCAGGAATTACTGGTTCTATTACAAATGCTGGTACAGGATACAAACCAGGAGCATATACTTCTGTTCCTCTTACTGGCGGAAATGGTACAGGAGCAGAAGCAGACATCACAATTAGTGGTGACACTGTTATTACTGGTAGTATTAGTAACGCTGGTACTGGTTATACCACAGGTGTTTATAGTAACGTTGCTGTTTTTAACGTTCCAACACAAACGTTTGTTGTTACCGCAAATGGTACAACTAACTTCTTGATGGATGGTGTTGCTGATGCAACTCTAAACTTAGTAAAAGGAAACACATATAGATTTGATGTTTCTGATTCTACGATGGCATCCCATCAGCTTGGTTTCCAATTAACTGGTGGTGGATTTATTGGTGCAGAATTTATTACCCTTCAAAGTGGCAACTATGGATCTGCTGGTGGTTTTGTAGATCTTATCATTACTGATGTTGCAGGATCTGGTGCTTACGAATACTACTGCGTCTCCCATACGGGCATGGAAGCGGTACTGAACGTAGGAACAGGTGCTGGTGGTACATTTGGTAGATTTGCTCTCGCTGATGTCACAGTGGACGCTGGAGGCGTAGTAACAGCATTTGCTTTTTCTGCAGCAGGTGTTGGATACAAAACTGGTGATAATGTAACTGCTGATCCTTCTACCACTGGTGGTGGATCTGGATTTGTATTCAATCTATCTTCACTATCATACAACAGTACGATTGATAGTGTTGTTATTACTGATAATGGATCTGGTTATGGAAATGGTGAAGTTCTCGGTGCTAATGATTCTGATTTAGGAAATGGCGGTGGATCCAACTTTGCATTCACCATTGATAATGATCCTGGTATTCCTATCAACTTCTTGTTCCAATCAAAAGGAAGTGGATATGCAACAGGAGATGAAATTGGACTACCATTCCCAGTAACAGGTGTTACTACAACTCTTAAGAGTATTGTACAGAATATTTCTACTACTCTTAGCACAGCAACTGCAACAATTACTGTTGCTAGCAGCGCAGGTATTGTTGCTGGAATGGAAGTTTACCAAGATGTCAATGATGTTGGTGCTCTATTCCCAAATACTACGGTTGCCTCTGTAACCAACGCTACAACTATTGTTCTATCCGATAATCCTGTTGGAGATGGTGCTGCTACTCTTGAGTTTAGATCAGTTGGCGCAGTTGACGAGATCACTGTTTCTAGCACCACAGGTATTTCGCCTGGATCTGTTGTTACTCAAACTGCTGGTACAGGTGTACTAGGAACGGACGTTACTGTATCTTCTGTTATTGATGCTACTACCCTTTTACTATCAGGTCAACCGACAACAGCAGGTAGTGCTACATTAAGTTTTACTCCTCCATATGGCACACCAACCACAGATCTAGTCTACACAGTTGGTAATCTTGGTGTTGTTGATAGTTTCAGTCTATCAGATGGTGGTATTGGTTATACACTAGAAGATGTTCTATCTGTTGATCCAACAGATTTAGTACAACCAATTACATATACTGTAACTGCAAAAACTTTACAACGTCTTACTTTTGCATCCTCAACATATAACGATGGTATTTTCACTGTAGGTGCATCTGTAAAAGAAAGAGCAGGATCTATCACTGCTGCATCTCTTGTCTCGGGAACCACACTAGCAGGTCAAGCAAGTCAAACATACAACAACGTTTCTCACTCTGGTGGAAATGGTAGTGGTGCAACTTTTGATGTTGTTAGAGATGCGAATGGTGATGTAATTTCTATTACTATTACAAATAATGGTGGTGGATTTAATTATCAGGATGCAGACCAATTAACTATTCTTGGAACCGCAGTTGGTGGTGCTGCACCAACAGATAACTTAACAGTCAATGTTGATAGTGTAACTGGTTCTACAGATCTTGAAATTGCAGAGGTAGTTGAGGCAGGTGGATACACGGTATCGATTTTAGTAGATTCTGGTGGTATTCTAACTAATGCCGTCATTGTTCCAGCAACAGGAACTCCTACACCATACACTGTAGATGTTGCAAGTGCTGTATTGTCACGTTACTTTATTGATACTGGTTCTGGCGCTCAACTAACACCAAATCTTACACTATACAGCGGATCAACATATACTTTTGATACCAGTGATACTTCTCTTGCACCACACGCTTTTGCATTCTCTGCATTCAGAGATGGTACAAATGAACCAAGTCTAGTACCAAATATTGCTACTACATTAAGCACTGGCACTGCTCAGATTACAGTTGCAAGCACAGCGGGTATTCTCGCTGGAATGACAATCATTGAAGTATCAAATACTGGCGGTCAGTTAATTCCAGGAACTACTGTTCTAAGTGTAGATAATGCTACTACATTAACTCTATCTAAAGTTCCTCTTGCTGCTGGTGCTATTGTACTAACATTCCAAGGAACATCTTATGTTGATGGTGTTACTTTTGGTGTTGGTAGTGTTACTATCAAACCTGCTGACAATACACCAACTCTATACTATTACGATTCTCTAGGTACAGAAGATCTTGGTGGAGAAGATAGTGTAGAAGCAACTATTACTATTAATCAAAATAATCCTAAAGTTTTTGGTAGTGGTTTCTCGGCAAGAGTTGCTGTTCTTGATACTACTGATGTTGTTTCAGGATCTATTGCTGATGGAATTCTAAACGCTCTCAGTCTAACAGGAACTAGCGCAAACATCACCGATGTTACTGTAGGAAATCAATTAACTGCTACTGCTATAGAAACCACAAGTGCTGCATTATCAAGCATTACTTCTTCTGCAGGAGATAATAATATTACTTTGGCAGCAACCACATTTGCTGTCAACGCGAATGTAAACATTGGAACCACCATTCAAATTGATAACGCTGCTGGTGATATTACTACTAGCGGAAATATCAAGACTACAAATCAATTTAACTCTAATGATCTGTTGTTTGTTCAGAACAATGTTATTAGTTCTGCAACTTCAACGGACCTAGAACTTACACCAGCAGCAACTAGAGTTGCTAAGATCAATGGTGTTTGTGGTTTGACAATTCCTTCTGGTCCTACAACAGACAGACCAATTGCAGGTGTAGTTACTGATGGTACTATCAGATTTAATACAACAACTAACCAATATGAGGGTTATTCAAACACCACAACTACGTGGTCTTCTCTTGGTGGTGTTCGTGACCTAGATGGCAACACTTATATTCTAGCAGAAGAAACTGTTGGTGCTAATGATAACACCTTATGGTTTATCAATGATGGCATCAATACCATAAAATTTACTCCTGCATATCAGGAGTTTAGATCAGTTAAGAAAATTAGATCTGCAAACACTACTGCTCCAAACTTTGTAGATTGGACTTCTAATACACCTGTACTAGTTGGTGCATATCTCAAGTGGAAGAACTATCTGTATGAAGTAACTGCAGCAGGTACTACAGGAACCTCTGGTAACGAACCAATTCATACGTCTGGTGCAGTAAACAATGGTAGCGCAGAACTAACTTTCTGGGGATCTGCTGTTGGACCACTAACGTTTGAAGATATTGACGAACTAAGAATTGGACCTTCAAGTCCAACAGATCTTGTTATTAACTCTGATCTCAGACTAAAAGACAACGTTGTTGGAACTGACATTAGTGATCTAGTCTTAAGACCTAATCTAGGTAAGAGACTTATTGTTGATGCTCTAACATCTATCGTTATTCCTTCTGGTGGAACTACTGATAGAGGAACCGCACAAATTGGTGCTGTCAGATATAATACAACTGATACACAATTTGAAGGTTATAACGGTGCTGACTGGACAAGTCTTGGTGGTGTCAGAGACGTTGATGGCAACACATATATTGTTCCAGAAACTGCTCCTGGTCAGAATGAAAATATTCTGTATTTCTACAATGACAACAACAATACATTACAGTTAACGACTACAGCACTTGATTTCTACAGTGTAGATACACTGAGATCTGTGACAACAGATGAATTTGAAATTACTGCATCATTGTTAACTATTGATCAGGCAGCAACAACACTAGATAACACTGCAGCAGATAGAACTTTCTTACATACAAGTAAGCAGTATTTTGATCTAGGTCTATCTGGTGGATTGAATGTTGATCCTGTCCTAAGACTTGACAACCAAGGTGATGTGTATTTCAATACAAACTTTGGTAATGGTAATTTCCAAGGTGTCAAGATTTTTGATGGAGATCTCAAAGAGTTTGAACTTTCTGATGTTAGAATTCTAACAGAGAAACTAACTCTTATCAAAGACACTGTTGATAATGTAAGTTCTACTTTGTACTCTACTGCGCTTGAAGCAGGTTGTAAAACCATTGTTATTGCAGAAAACCCAACATCGGGTGATAAAGAGTTCATTGAATTTGGTGTCATTGACAATGGTTCTGATGTTTATCATACAGAATATGGTAACAACAGAACTGGAGCACAACTCATTATTCCTACATTCACCTACTCTGGTGCTAACACAGTTATTCTCAACCTAGAGGTTGGTGCTAGTGTTGCCACCAGCAATTCGGTAAATATTACTGTAACGTCCACCATCACTAAGAAGTAAAATGGCAACACAATTAGAAAAGTTTGATTCTACTGGTGGTTTTTCTATCGGAAAGACCGTAGTTGTAGATGAACTAAGGAATGGATTAGATTTTAACAGTCTAGAAATTAAAAATTCAGAATATACTGACAGTAATACTAGACGTTTTATTTTGCGTGGACAAAACACTGCTGTATTAGCACTTGATCCTCAAGGAACTCAAATTGCTATTGCATCTAGTACGATGAGTTTTATCACTGGACATGTTATTGGTGTTAACCCAACAGGTGTTGTATACTCCGCGAAAATAGAAAGCGTTGCTTATGCCGATGCTAGTGGTAATGTCAGTGTTTTATCAAGTATGACAACTGTAATTAAAGATGATATTCCTGATGGACAAACTTGGGATATCACTCCATTGGGAGCATTGAATAAATTTAGTTATACCACTGTAAGAGCAGGAACAACAAACGTAATTAAATGGGCAGCATCAACAGAGGTTGTCAGTATCGCGTGGCAGTGATGCTAAATAATAACTGAGGATAAACGGGTCAGGGCAGTAGCACCATGAGTTTTAACATTAATTCCGATAAGGAAAGCATTAGAGGTTCAAAACCCAAACTTATCGGTAATGATGAACTTACCATTAGGTCTGGTAGTGGATCTCTTGAGAAAGAGGTTTTTAGAGCACAGCTAGACGCTAATACTTCATTACCCCGTATCGGTATTAACAGAACGGGAGAAAGAGTTAACACGATTACAGTTGTATCTGGTGGTTCTGGATACACGCAGGATCCTACTGTCACAATTTCTCCTCCACAAACTGCTGGTGGTGTACAAGCACTTGCATCTGCTTTTAGATCGGCAGGTTCTGTTGTTAACATCGCTATCAACAATCCTGGTAGTGGTTATACCAGTGCTCCTACTGTCACAATTACTGGTGGTAACGGTGTTGGTGCTTCCGCTACTGCAGAACTAGATACGGTTGATTTTGAACTTGACATCAACGGTGCTATTAGAACATCCACATCTATCATTTCTGATACGGCGAGAGTTCTAAACCTAGATGTTGATAACTTTGTTACTCCTGACCTAGAACTCAGAGGTCCTCAACTTAAGACATATCAGAATGATACTGGTACACAGTGGCCTTCTGAACAACAAAAATTATTCAAAGATACTTACAGATACAACGGTCAAAACGTTTATCAAATCCTCAACACTGGTGAAACCGAAGCAGGTGTATTCCCAACTCATACTGATGGTGATGTAACCATTGGTGAGGTTACTGTTCGTCATATTGGTTTCCGTGTTGTTGACCAACTAGCATATAAGTATCAACAGACTGGAGAAGCAGGAGAATTCCCTCGCTCTATCACACCTCTACTTGGTGACAGATCTGATAAAATTGCTACCACAGAATACGTTC